GATATTGGATTGTTTTTCAGCTACCGCTTCCGGGTTTGAAACTCCATATCTAAAACTTTTCTCACCTAAATTGAAATCAAAACCTTTGAATTCTTGGGTAAACAATGTTTTAGTCTCAGCTTTAAACTTAGAATGTTGCGTCTCTGCTTTTTGTTGATCCTGATTGTATCGGTTGAAAAAGTCCATAGCTTTTTGTTGTTCTTGGTTAACACCAGGACGTAATTTAATTTCGTCATAGTATTTACTTTTGATTGTCTCCAAATAAGTTTTGGCTTTTGCAACTTCCTCTTTAAATGCGAGTCTTTTTTTTCTGACATCTCGCTCGTCATCTATATCCTCATCATAGTCGAAAGTATCTTCAATTAAGAAGTCAATTTCTTCCATGTTTAAATGTGGTCTTGTTTGTTTATAGTACTCCTTTAACAAGGTATCACTATCTGTGTTTGAATAATCAGCATTAAGTCTTACGTAATCTTCTACAGTTCCCCCAGTTTCTTCCATAAAACTAACAAGCTTTTCTACATTCTCCGGTAATTTTCTACCTGTTGTTGCTTGTTCTTCAATATGCTGGTTTAATTCTGCTGTAACGTTTTCAACTTCTTGAACTATTTCTTGTTCACTGATTTCTTCAATAACATTTTCAATGGTCCCTTCGTTTCCTTGTCCCACTTCTTGCAATTCCATTTCGGGCTGTTCTGTGCGTAACACGCTGCTCTCTGTGCTTGGTTCTTGAATGGCATCTTCTTGTTGATTAGGTATTACTACTTTTGTTATTTCTTCTGCTGGTTTTGCAGCTGATAAATCTACTTTTGTAGGTTCATCTGATTTTGTTAACTTTTTAGGGGTAGCTCTTTTAGCTTTTAATTTAAATTCCCCTTCTTGTTTTACAGGTTCTGACATGATATAATATTATAAAATTGGTTAATAAAAATTTATTTTGGTCCAAACTGGGATAAATCAAACCCATCTAAATTATCCATCCCTGCTGACTCAAAGTCCATCGGGGGTAAATTATTTTTTCTTTGATTAGTTAATTCAGATTGTATTGATCCTCTTAATTTTTCTCTTTGATCCTTTTTATCTTCTGCCATTTGTACTTTTGAAGTTATGGCTTGTGATTGTAATTGAGCAAGCTGCATATTATATTGAAACTCTAATTCCATTAGTTGTTGTTTCAATCTAGCTTCATACTCCATTTTTTCTATCTCAAATTGATTCTTAGCTTGTGCTACTTGTATTTGTGTTTGAGATAACGCTTGTTGTTTTTGAACTTCTGACATTGCTGCAGATTCTGCTACTTGAGAGTTTGCTTGTGCTTGAGCCTGAATATTCGCTTGTTGCATTGCTTGTTGTTGCATCATCTTACGTTTACGCTTATATTTCAACGCTTGATTAGCAAGTTTGATATTATTAATTTCTCTAATATCAATTGCATCCTCTAAATCAATACCTCCTGATTGTAATGCAACTTGTATATTTTGTTCTAACTGTGCTTTTTCTTCTTCATCCGGCTCTACTTCTAAATAGATACCAAAGTCATGAATATCTAATTGCTCTAGTTCCTTAAGTGTTTCTGCATTATATAAAGATATACTATTTCGTAAAGCATTTGCGGTGATAGGAAACTTCAATGCGTCTGCTGCTCTCTTTGATATATTCTCACATATTCTCAAAGTTAAAAATAAACTTCCATCTAATATATGCTTTGTTGCGGTATTTGATGAAGCTGCAGCCATTTTTTGTAATCCAACTAATGAATCTCTATTAGGCATACTTCCATCTCTTGCTTCATTTAATCCCGTTACATCACGGATCATTTGTAGATAATATTGGTAAGCTGTAATTAAAGATTGTATTTTTGCTCCAGCAGCTGATGTTTGTAATTCTTGAATAGGCACTTTACCTTGATTCAACCCTCCGTCTTGTGTCATTGATCTACCAACAATACTACCCGTTTGGAAATACATATTTAATGCTTCTGCAGCATTGTAGTTTGTACCATTACCTAAATCAACTTCAGCTAATCCATCAACATCCACAAAAACCCCATCTGGCACCATTTTAGCTAGTACCTGTTGCAATTTTAAATGCGTTAATTGAATCATATCAGCAAATGTAGTAATTCTACTTACTAATGATTCAATTCTACCACGGTACATTCTAGGAGCTATAATAGCATAATTCATATCTACCCTTGTAGTATCTGATAATGGTCTAGTCATGTTTTCACATAATTCCCATCTAAGCATTTTATTATGGCCTAATATTTTTGCTCCTGAATATAATACTTCGATACTTCTAGATACAACCTCGAAGTTATCACTTGGAGGAGGATTAAAGAAATCCGTTTTTTGTAAGGCTTTTTCAAGACCTTGCTCTGTTTGTTTTATTTTAAATACTTGATTAGAATATGTTTTATATTCAAAATATAGTACTTGTACAATATTCCCATCTTGGTATGATCCATTGAAATTTCTTGTGTAACTCGTATTACCTTGGTACTTTTCAATTTCTCGTAGTTCTTCAACATCCAGATCAGGAAATTCTTTTTTTAATTCTTGCAATCCAATAGATTTTACTTCCCCAACATAATATATATCGGAAAAGTTAGGATCTTCTGTATAAGAGTAAACAAGGTTTACTGGATCTACATATTCAATCTCAATACTATTAGATTTATTAAAACTTGTTTTAGCACAAGCAATTCCTAAAACTGTTAAATCATAATTTAATCTTTTATTAATTAAATCATATTTATTATTAGCCAAGAAATTACTAATTAATTCTTCCTCTGCAATCTCTACAGCCTGCTTATAAGAAAGTTGCATATGCAATGCAAGTTGTTCATCATCTTCAGGTAATAAGTCTGGGTTTGCAGATTGGTATAAGTCAGCCCCAAGTTTACTTTTTAATTGTGCAAGCAACTCTCTAGCCTGCATATCATTTGTAAGTGCTTGGGTGTATTTTGTTTTTGCAGAAACTGAAGCTGGATCTTGAGCTACAGTTTTTACTTTATAATTTCTACTTGATATTCCATTTACAACAATATCAACAAATTTAGGTATAACAGGTACTGGTTTCCAGTCTATGTTTAAATAAGATAAATCGCCATTAATAGCCATCTCATCTTTATACTTTTGAACACTTTGTTCTCCTCTAGCGTATAATCTTAAATTATGGTATCTTTGCCAGTTGTTATTCCATCTACCATTGGCTCCACCAGTTCCAGAGTTACCATTGAACCATTCGTATTCAATAGCCTGCCCAACTAATGTGCCATATTCTAGACTTTGTTTTTCTTCATCCGGTACAACCTGACTTGGGAAAGAACTGTTACTATTGGTATAAATCATTTATTATATTATTTCGGAGGAGTCTCCATTATTGTTATATTTTTTAAATCCTAATCCAAACTTAGGTCTTTCATAAGGTGTAGTAGGAACATATAAATGTTTATTACAAGCCATTATTGCTAACCCCGAACTAATAGAAGCATCATGCTTTGTTCTATTGTTTATGTTAAATCTTGCCCAATCTTCCAACGTCTTTTGGAAATACATACTACCGTATTGTTCGTTATTATAACCAACATTATTTTCTATGTATGTCTCAATAGCCGAAGCGTGAGCTTGCATTATATCTTGTGAGGAGTTTGGTATTCCGCCTATTTCTTTTTCAGCTGGTGATAATTTATTCCAAACTTTATCGGGTCTATTTATTGAAAACCCTCTATAACCTCTTCTTTTTAAATAATATAAAAGTCTTGGCTTATTATTCTCTGCTAATATAGGCATTCCGTAAAATACCAAAGCCATAAGAACATCTTCAAAAAACATCTCAGCTGTTTGAGGTCTTGCAATATATTCTAAAAAGAAATGATTAGGCGGAACATCTTCCATGGTAAACTTTGTTAATCCATGAAGCGCTCCGTTAGATCCTCTACTCGCGTCTACTGTTCCTGATATATCATAACTATCACAGCCAAATGCACCACAGTGTTCATTACCTGGGTATTTAAGCCCATTCCTTATAATTACACGGTTTTGAAGATGTTTAGGTGGTATCCAAGAAATTAAAAATCTTCCGTCCTTATTTGGATAAAAAATTACTTGTGAATCTTGTATTCCATTTTCCCATTGAAAACTACCTCGTGTTAAAACACTCGAGTTTCTAAGGTCATCATTGTAATCTATTTGTTCGTATATTTTAGTAAGATTAAACAAAGATTGCTTTGCTTCATCTCTAAATGCATGTTGTTCTGTTCTTGGAAACTGACGGTAATATTCATTTAAACCATCTTGATCACTCTTTAAACCATCTACTTCATTCTGCCAGTGTTCAATAACACCATATTCAATCCAATTTCCATCAACACCTTTTATCGGGGTTTTTGGAGTATCGAAGACAGGTAAGCCATAAGTATCAATGAATCCCTCGTAGGACCATTCCATAGGTATGAACAAACTATATAATCCTGAGCTAGTCTGTCCGTTGCGGTTTCTTTTCGTAACGTCGGAATCATAATATAATTTTTTAAAATTATCTCCCCCTTTATCTAAAGCATTTGATGTTGATCCCATCATACACTTACCAATAATTCTACTACCCAATCGAAGACACGTTTTTGTAACACGCCAGTTGTTTAATATATTATCTGGCTTTAACCATTTACCGCTCTCATCATGTACAAGTAATTTTAATTTCTCCCCATCATAAGAGTTGTCTCCGGTATTCTTCCAGTCAATTGTAGTATCTAATCCTTCTAACTCTATAACAGTTTCGTTTGCATCTAATTTTCTTCTTGTAAATTTAGAAGCCGGAACTCTATATGCTAATTCTGTTTTAGGACGGTCCATACCGTCTTGAATTGGTTTGAAAAAGAAAGGATAGTTAATAGAGATTGGAACAACTTTATCTGTAAACATTGTTTTAGCATCCTGTCCAGATTTTGATAGTATACCAAATCTTGAGTCGCTTGATATAGTTGCTTGGTTTACTAATTCCGCAGAAGACATAAATGAAAATCCGGAACGTCTATTTTTTAAATAACACATTCCATAACATCTTGTATCCGCTTTACAAGCTTCCCAAAATATGAAGAACAATCTATTTGATTCCCTAAAATCTGGCGCACCTACATCTATCTTGCTCCATTGCAAGTACATATAATGTGTACCAGTTATATAAGTTGGTATTCCATTGTTATTAAAGTATACACCTTCATCTCTATATTTAAATTCAGCATCTACATAATCGTACCACTGCTCTTTAAAATGATCTGGATATTTATTCCAATCAAATACATTCTTTATTT